GGCGGCGCGTTCCCGCAACTGTTGGGCGGTTAGTTCCCGCAACTGCGCAACTTCAAGCCCTTCATAGCCGCCGCGGATACCGGAAGGTCCCGCGAAATACGCGGATTCCATGCTTTCAGCAAATGCCGTCTTTGCGGCTTCTACGCGTTCCCGGTCCGCGGCTGGAATACCGGTCCGCGGGCGTTGCGCGGCGGCGGCGCGGCGGCGCAGCTCCGCAACATCGCCTTCATTGAACCGCGCCGCGGACCGTTCAACATCCGCCAGGACCTTTTGCGCCGCGCCCGGATACCGCGCAATCAAATCCGCCGCCTTGCGGACGGCTTGCGCGGGTTGCGTGCGGGTCAACGCCGCCAGCTCCCGCCGTTCATCCGCGGGCAACTCCCCGGCGCGGGCGGCGGCGCGTTGTCCGGCTTCTTCCGCCAGTCCAATAGCGGTTTCCAGTTGGCTTTGTTCCTTCAAAAGCCGTTGCGCGTCCGCAAAATCGACCGGACGCGCCCGGAATGTTTCGTTCAAGGCCGCAAGCGTTTGACGTTCCGTCGCAATCAGACTGTCCAGATACTGAACGCGGGACTGTTCATCCTGAACGGTTTTGGTGATTTGCTCCACACGATAGGCCGCGGCGGCAACGCGGGCGTATCGTTCCAGGTATGCAGGGCGTTTTCCGGTTGGAATCATCCTGTTGTCCCCATTGTGTAGGCGCGTCCGCCCGTGGTTTCCAGTTCGGTTTGAATATTGTCCGTCCGTCCGGCTACGATTTCCGCTTTTATCCGCGCAATCTCCGCTTCATTCGCCATTTGCGCATATTGGGCGGCGGTATCCCCCCCCGCGCCAAAGCCCAATGAAAACGCGTTTGCGATTCCTTGCGCCCGTTGCGCTTCCGCGGCCTTTTGTTGCGTCCGCATGGCTTCAATCTGGGCCTTTTGCGCGGCGGCTTGCGCCCGGTCCATTTCCGCAACTTGAAGGTTTTGTTGTTGGCGCAGCTCCTTTTCCGCCTGAACTTCCGCCTGTTCTTGCAGGAAAATTTCCCGCCCGCTGGTTGCGCCGCCCAAACCCCGCGCCGCCGCCTGTTGCAACGCCGCGGCTTCCAGCTCCCGTTGCGCTCCCGCCTGTTCCGTTAGGAACTGTTGTTCCAACAGTCCGCGTTCCCGTTCCGCCAGTCCAAGTTGCCCGGTCTGTTGCAGCTTTTCCAGCTCCCGCAACTGGCGTTCTTCCGCCGGGGTCAACATCATTTTCTTTGCGGCGCGGGCTTGTCCAACGCCGGAAGCGATACCGCCCGCAACCTTCAAAGAACCGGCGGTAATCAACGCCGCGGTGATTGGATCCATTGTTCAACCCTTAGAAATAGAAGACTTCCGCGGCAAAACCCCAGTTCACAATGCCGCAACGATCCGCAAGGGAATGGGCCGCAAGCCCAAAAGACACGGAAGCGGGGTTTGTGCGCTGGAAAGCGAAGGTTCCTTGTTTTGCGCCATATCCCGCGGCAAGGACAAAGGGCCGCGCCAGTCCGAGCGGGTAGCTATTGGTCAAGTTTTCGTTGACATTCCGCGTTTCCTGACACCGGGCGCGGTTGTTGTATGCGTCTTGTCCATTGAACGGCCCAACGCCAACATACGGGACGATATAGACCCGCCGTTGTTCAACGGGGACCTGATAGGCCGCGGTTGAACTGTCCCGCCCGTTTTCCAGTTCATACCAATAATGGAACAGACAAAAGGCCGGTTGGCGAATGTCCAATGTCACCGCGGTTTGTGGGACGGCGTGCAAAGTATCGTTGGAAGGCCGTCCGTTTCCGGACAAATACTTTGTTGCGAACTGCAACCGGATTTGGGTTCCGCCCGCCCATTGTCCGCCCTGATGACCCGTCACGCCATGTTGAAAGCCGCGGAACGGGTCATAGTCCGGCGGTTGGACATGCCGCGTTTCAATCCATTTGGACGATTCCAGGTCCCCCGCGGAAACCTGTTGGTGGAGATACGCCCGCAACGCCTGGAAGTTCCCTTCCAGCTCCGCCGCGGCAAGCGTAGTCCCGTCCGCAAATGTGTTTGGGGGCGTGTATGCCATTTCACCGCGTCCGCATTTGAAGGGCTTGAATACTTCCCGCCTGTTGGTCCAATCGGGCGTTGTCCGCAATCACGTCATTCCGGACAAGGTAGTTGTTCACGCCGCTATGATACGCCCCAAAAGGTCCGGAGAAAACAACGCGGATTCCGTAGACGGTCAAAGCCGCGCCGGTATGGACATAATGCCAAACGCCATCAACGCTTGTCCATCCAACCGGCGTTGTAACAATGGACCCGGAAAGTTCCCCTTCATCAACAACATCCGCATATTCAACGATTGCGGGAACGACGGAAGTTGACTTGCAGTTGTTCAAGGCGTTCCCGCCGCGTGTCCCCGTGACAACGGTATTGAAGTCCCCTTGACCGGGGATGTTGACAAAGTTCGCAAGCGTGTTGTCCGTCACGTCCCATTGAAGCCAAAAGGCCCAACAACCGTATCCGTTGGAAATCTTTGCAGTCCCGCCGCCGGAAACGGGTAGTTCAAAGGTCAAGGCCGCGTTCAACCAGGGCCTTGCAGCTCCTTCCCAACGCGGGCGCACGGACAAGTCCCAAAAGACGCGCAACGCGTCATCCGCCTGCAAGGTCCAACCAGTTGCGCCAAAAGACAAACGTTCATCCGTTCCGCCGCTATCGCGTACCCGGTGGGGAGCTGCGCCCGTTGTTTGGCCCGTGAATGTATGGAAACTCCCGTGTTTCCAGTCGTTCCAACCGATTTCCGCAACCGCCATTTCCGGCGCAAGGAAGCGGGCGTTCCCCGTCGCAAAATGCGGCAAATCAAAGGCCGCATCCCGCGTGTTGAACTGGTTGATTGTTCCCGATTGGTTGAACTGGTTGAACCGGTCATTCAACCCGGCGGCGTTGATTGCGTCCCCGTCCACAATGGCGGGTTGGGTGAGACGTGACATTTAGCGGTATCTCCCGATTGCAAGCCAACGGTTGTTCCACAAATGGGAAAACGGCAAATGGTCCGCGGCGGTGTTCACGGTTGCCGCGTCTTCCGATGTTGGCGTGTCCCGCCATTCAAGAGACAGAACCAGGTCCCCAGGCGGGAACCGTTGCGTTCCAACAAGGCGGGCTTGTTGGTGATAGCCGCCGCCGCGGCGTTCCGCGATGTTCACGCCGTTCACCAAAATGCGCATGTTCACATAGTTTGGGGAACCGGGCTTTCCGTCGTTGATTCCATACGCAAAGACATTGTTTACATACACATTGGCGGACCATTCAACATACAGGCTTCCGCCCTTGAAACCCGCCAGTGTCGATTGCGCCAACACGCGCCAACCGCCCGCGGAAGTTTGAATGGAGCTGGAAACCCACGCGTTCGGACCAACCAACGTGTCCCGCTCGTTTTGTTGTTCCCCGGACGATCCAACCAGGTCCGCTTGCCAAACTTGGTGCAAGGCGTAGTCCGCAAGCCGGGTTTCATCTATCCAACCCGTCCCCGGCATTTGGGACCGGTCCAACGCCGTCATTGAAGCCTGTTGGGCGCGGACTTCATCGTTCACAATGTCCGGGGAAATGGACCTTCCGGCGCGGGCTTCCGCTTGCGTCCATTTCTTCATGCGCGCACGCCTGCAACCACGCGGGTTCCCTTTGTTGTGTATTCGTATTCGTATCCGACCAAAACCAAATCTTCCGTTGTTTCCATTTCAAAACAGAACCATGCGGCGGATTGGTGCGCAACGGAAAACCGCAACGGAACCAAACGGTCAACACGATATTCCCCGGTTCCGAGCTGCGCCGCGTCCAACACGGCTTGCGGGATGGAATCGGGACTTTGGGCCGTGTATGTCCGTTCCAATGTCGGAATCAAAGAAAAGTCCTTGAAATGCCGCATTTGGATTTCCGGCTTGCCGGTCGTGAGGACCCACAAGGTTACGTATGAAACTTGCTTCATCATTTGCGGGTCCCCAAAAGCCGTCCATGCGGACCGATACCGGGACACGGGCGGCGGCGTGTATTCCAGTGCGGGTTGCGGATCGTCGTTGTATTCCATCCCCATTGACCGCTTCCGAGACAGGACAAACAAGCCCCGTTGGCTTGTATTGTTGCCGGTTTCCGCTCCCGTGTTGTGACCGAAAACAACCGTTCCGTCATACAGGGTTGTAATCGACCCCACCGGGAAGCCCGTCCGGGTTGTCCATGCGGACAAGCCTTCCGCCCGCTGCAACCGGTCCGTATGAAGGACAAGCCCCAGGTTGGGCCGGTCGTTCCCG